CTGATGTTGACCAGAAAGGTAAAATTTCGTTGGAACCTAAGGTTGTTATGATTTCAAGTAACTTAACCTTGCAGCGTATTGCTGCTACTTATTCCAATGATACCATGTCCATCATGCATCGTGTGTTGCATATTAAACAAGACACACGCCCTGAATATCGTATTGAAGGTACTGACATTGTTGACACCGCTAAGGTTATGCGAGACTTCGGGGATGATCCATTCCCTGATATTTACCTCTTCGAGGTGTCCCGTGCTAAGGTTGTTGGAGGTAAGAGTGCTGTAGAGCCTGTTCCAGGTTTGCCACTCCAATGTAACATTAAACAATTGACTGCATGGCTTGTAGAAGATACTAAGTCGCATTTCCTTCACCAGGATTTTGTTGTAAAACATACACAAGATATGGCTTCAAAGATTGACGTTTGCAATGGGTGTTCTGCACCCAAGTGCGTATGCACGTGCTACCATAAAGACACTGATGATGTGTCAATTGACATGGATGCTGTGCGCGACTTTGTAGATGATGATAGTTTGGATAATCAAGCTGGATTCACTGGAAATTCGTTTAACAGTGGATGGCGAGATTTCGCAGAGACTGAACGCAACACCCGAAGAGGTGATGCTGATATGGCTTTGGACCACAATTGGGTTCTGCGTTTGTTCAACCATTTGCCAGATTGTATGTTCAACAACACCATTATACAGTATATTTATTTCCTATTGCGTTTGCGTAGTATTGCGCGCAAATTGTATGAAGAACGTGCTATATGGTGTTATATCTTGTTTATTTTATCTTATTGCTGCTTTTTGAATGTTGCATTTGGTGTATGCGGCTTTACTATTGTGATTTATGTTTTCCTCATTGAATGTTGGAAAGTTCACAAGCAATTATGTATGGCTCGTGCTAATGAACCTGGCCAATTTCGCAATATGTTGTACGTTATTCGTCACGACAAACGATTGCGCTTGCTAGGTTCTTGTGCACTTATGGCCGCAGTATATAAGATTATAAAATATGCTTTTTCGGCATACAAACTATCCAGTCAAGGTAGTCTTTCTCCTTCTAACGAGGCAGAAGTGCGTCAGCGTGATGCTGAGGCCAATCCTTGGATAGGTGTTTATGTTGAAAAGCCACCACAAACTTTGAAGGTTGATTGTACCAGTGAACAGTTGTGTAATGCAGCTGGGAAAAATTTAGCTTATATGCGTATGCCAGAACACCCTGATGGTGTTGCTACTAGTAAC